GGCAGCTTGTTGCTGAGCTTGCTGAATCTGCTGAGGGTCAGCGAATAGACCCATTACGCTATCTGTAGCCATTCTGTTTCCTTAAAATTCTTGAGCATTAGAGTCATACCAGCTAGCTTGTTGAGGAGCCACTGTGCCAATATTTGCTTGCTGACCATTAGGAGCCAACCACTGAGACAAAGCCTTCTGAACCTGTGGGTTACTTGCAGCACCTGAGATAGCTGAACCCCAAGGAGAGTAAGCATCAGCTGCGTAGTTAGTCTTAGCAGCAGCCAAACCGCCTTGCAACAATGTATTACCTACTTGAGCACCAGCTGTGGCAGCTCGTCCACCCAACTGAGCACCAATGTCCAGAGGAGACTGAGCAAGTTGTTCAAATTGAGCATTCAAGCCTACGTTAGTCTGCAATGGGCTATAAGCACTAGACAACAAACCTTGACCGAAGGTAACCTGTTGTTGAGCAGCTTGGTCAGCACCAGCAGTCAAAGCGGCATTCTGCTTAGCCAAGGCATTGTAGTAAGCAGCCATCTCAGGGTTAGTAGCCATCAAGCCACCTTCATTGGTAGCGCCTGTAGCTAAACCACCACGGCCTTGTTGGAACAAGTTATTACGAATACCGGCTAAGGCTTGTTCGTTTTCAGGGGCCAACAAAGCACGTTGCTGTTGAATGTAACGCTGACGTACAGCATTAGGGTCTTCACCAATGTAGCCACGGCCTAGACTTAAAAGTCCAGCTACGTCCTGCTGTGTCTGTGGTCCTTGCCCTGATAAGAAGCCCTGATAACCTAGAAGCTCAGGAGAGGCTGTGTAGCCAGCCGAGCTAAGATAACCATTCTCATCAAAACCAAAGTTAGAAGAACCAAATCGAGAGGTTACACCTACAGGACGGAACTTCTGAGCTTCAGCTGCAATACGAGCTGATTCTAGTTGTGCGCCTGCTGCGGTGTCTGCTGCGTCCCTAGCTGCGTTGCCTGAGATCATTCCACCGATTAGATTACCGCCTACTGCGGCTGCTGCTGCTGCCCATGGCATAATTATTCTCCTTTGTTGTGGTTAGCACCACTAATTAAAACTTCATCCACTTTAGACAAGTCTTTCTCGTCGGTGGCGTGAATACAGAACCAAACACAATCAGTCAAAGCTTTCACACCATGATGAGTATTTGCCTTAATTTCCAGACAAGCTGGAGCTTCTACAATTACTGAGCCTTCTTCAGTAGTTACAACTACCTTGCCTTGTGCCAATACAGATAAATGACTGAAGGTATGTTTATGTTGAAGAAGATGTTCACCAGCCTTGATGATTGTCTCTTTGGCATATAAGCCATCAGAGAAGTGGTGGATGATGTTTGCAGGAATATTCATTCTTATAATATATCACGTTTTAATGATAAAGTAAATACTCAAGTAAGGAGGTAGGTTCTTATTAGTACCTGATTCACCTGCTGAAGCCACAGTGATGTTAGCTGTGCTTGAGTCTGTAGTTCCAGAGCCTGTAATGGAATAAGAAGATGTACCACCAAGGAAACCGCCGCTAGTAACAGCACGTGGATATGTGTGAGTATGTCCTGAGTCTGTAGCAGTGTGGGTATGGGAGACAACGACAGCATCTTTAGAACCGCCTGTGGCTGCAACAGTGTACAAGTCACCAGCGCCTACAGGGAAGCGATTATCGAAGTCAGGGAGGTTAAAGGTAGTAGTACCATCACCAGCACCAAAGGTGGTTCCAATGACAGCAAACAAGGCTGCATAGATAGTACGACTAACAGCTGCACCAGTACAAAGCAAGAAGCCTGAAGGAGCTGTAGCAGTGGGCCACATCTTAATCTCACCGGAAGGTGACACAAGAGATGCAGCACCCATAGCGAAGGCTGTAGTGGCAATCTGAGTTGTAGACGTACCTGAAGAGGCTGTAGGAGCCGCTGGAGTTCCTGTGAACGTAGGGCTAGCTTTGTCAGCTTTAGAGGAAATAGCGCCACTGATAGCTACCAGTTCATCATCAATCTCAGTGCCTTTAACAATCTTAGCTGGATTGCCTGTAGATAGAGCATCCTTAGATGCAAAATCCGTTGTCTTTGTATAATCTGTCATCGTGTGCGTCCTACTTTACAAAATACGTCCAGCTTCTGAACGCTAATTTCAAAACCATCAATATCTACTTCAAGGCCAATCTGGATTACGTTACCGCTACCGCCAGCTTGAATCTTCTGATTATCGAAGACAATACCTGTCTCATATTCAGCGATACCGTATTCAGCAATGCCATATTCATCGGGATTAGATGTCCCCAGATAGAAAGGCAATGAGCGATATGAGTTGGTATAATCAAAGCCATACTTCAAGGCTAGACCAACACCGGAGGCTCCTACGATAGTGAAACCTACCTTCTTGAGTACCTTCACATTTGATGGAGTACCTAGATCGAAGTGGTTACTGTAGTAAGCCATACGATAGAGGGTTGTACGGTCTTTGTTGCCTAGATAGCTACCTACATAACCGGCATGGCCTGTGAGCAGCTCCTTAGCCCTGTTAGAGAACATAGCCGTGGGTACTAAGCTCCAAGTAGTCACACGAGCTGAACCATCAGGTAGAGTCTTACGTGTATCGAAACAGTAAGTAACTGATGAAGCAGGGAATGTAATTAAATAGAAAGCATTAACATCTGAATACACAGCTTTGATGTTAGCTAAGGTTTCTTGTGTTGTATCCTTAACCAAATCATCACGGACGTTAGCACTAATGTCTCGCATAGGAGCTGACTTCTCCTGCACTGTGCGAGCAAGAGAGCGTACACCTGAATCAGATAGGAACAACACATCAGAGCCTGTAACCACTACTGAGTCACGAGCACAGCAGCCAATACCGCTGATATGGTCTTCTAAAGACATAGAGGAAGGGTCTCTAGCACCTTTGTAGATCAAGATCTGACGACGACCAAAGACATACAAATAGCCGTTGTGGGCAGCTAGGGCAGTGATCTCATCTGAGCCGTTAGGCCACACTTGAGACACATCCAAAGTACCTGCTGTACCTGTTGTCAATACATGACCAGCAAGCAAGTCAGAGAACTGAATGGTGCTCTTAGCTGAGGCGTTATTAGCTGACCATGTACGACCATAAGCAGCAATGACACAGTTATTCTGAGCAGCAGTGCCTAAGTAGCCAGACTTCTCTGACACCCTACGATAAGTAGTGTCTGATACTGTAGGGTCAAAGATTAGAGGATCGTGACCAGCTTGGTACAGGAACAAGACATTATTCAGAGCAGCCATCTGCCAATTACTGTTTGTAATCGTAGGAGCTGTACCGCCACCACCGTAGGTCAACATAGTGAGGGTAGAGCCGCTCAACTTGAAGATCTTATTGTTTCCAGTAGCGATAGTGTAAGAAGTACCGTCATTACCGATAAGCTCGCCAATCGCCTTAATAGATGCGGTGCTTAAGTCGCTATTCACTGCATGTTTAGCAGTCCAACCCTTACGAGCACCTATACGACCAAACTTGTCGATGACACAGTTAAGGGCTTGTGTGGCAAAGCCTGACTCAAGGGTAACGGAGCTATCCTGAGTATTCACTCCCATGAAGCCGGGAGCTGCAATGGAGGAGGCTACTAATTGCTCTGCCATATTAAGGTGCTACCCAGTTCATCTCTTCTTCGTAACGATTACGCTCAATGGCTACTTCGTTAGCGAGAGACATCTTATACAAGGCATAAGCTTCTGAGGACAGGTTACCGCCGTCTTCACCACGCTCAGCAATAGCTTTAGCGTAAGCCAGCTGAGACACCAAATGAGGAGGAGTCAAGATACGAGTATTGTCTGAAACCAAGTCAGCTTGAGGGATAATCAAGTTAAAACGCAAGGCATAGACAGTATCAGGGATAGGGTAAATATCTACCTGTGTGTCGTAGTTGCTGTCTACACCGTTGAAGTTATAGAACAAAGGAGCAGCAGACTGAGTATTAGTCAATAAGAACTGCTTGTTCATCCACTTAGTAGGAGCATAACGAAGCTCAGTGTCGTTAGAGTCATTCAGAATATCAATGACACGGAAACGATTACCTGAACCTGCGAGCACATAGTTGAAGATACCAGCTGAGGTGTTAGCTGTTAGGGTATCAGAGAGGACGTTCCAATCATGAGCATCTTCTACTTCACGCTTAGCATCATTAACAAAGACACCAATCATAGCTGAGTAGTTAGACTCATTGACGCTGGACACCGTAGGCTCTCGCAACCTACGGAGTACGTTATTTACTGTTTCTAGGTACGTAGCCATCCTTAGATGCCCTCTTTCTTGAATAACTCAAAGGTACAGATAGTGCTAAATGTGCTACCTGCTTCGCTAATCATCTTAACTGTGTCGCCTTCTTCCATGACCACATAAGCCCCTCCGTCGATACGTACATACTCTTTAGAAGTAACTGTATTCTGATTCTGAACGTAGATGTCAGCACTGGCGCTGGAGTCTGTCCAATAAGCTGTAATGTGCTTAGTTGAGCCTGTACCGTTGAACAAGTACATCAAGTTCCACTTAGCGTAATAGCCAGTAGGAACCGTATAGACAGTGGTCAAAGTGTTGGCAGTAAGGTTCAACCCTACTGAGACAGGACGACTCATTTAACCTTCTTAGCTTTGTTCTTAGCTGTACGTGCACCACGTTGGGGCATCTTAGCCTCACTCATGGCAATAGCAATAGCTTGTTTACGGTCTTTAACGACAGGGCCGCCTTTACCGCTATGGAGAGTACCTTCTTTGTACTCACCCATAACTTTACCTACTTTAGCTGTTTGTTGTTTCTTAGTGCTTGCCATGATTGTGCGTATCCTACAGTATTTATTCAGGTTTGTCAATAGTTTTTGTTACTTCTTTGTAGATTTGGAGGACTTTATGTCCAATCATCAAAGCCGTGTATATCAAAGTAGCCCATAGGACTAGCTCAGATACTTGATAGCCAGCCACAGTAGCTAAACTCACTGTCACTGGGGGTGCTGCCTTAGTTACCAGAGCTATCCCTGTTTCTGTTGTTAACGAGTGATCTGCCATTTTTAACCTATGCGATACCAAGTAGTATTCGACGATCTATAAATATACTCTGCAAAACCCCCTGCTGTGAAGGCTGTTAAAGCGTTAACAATACTTTGACCTGTGTTTGCGCTTACTGTCAAAGCAGTAATAATTTGTGAAGATGAAAAACGTATACACATACCGTCCGTGGGTGAAGATGGCATTATAATTGTCCCTGTTGCCAATGTGCCAGAAGGCGCAAAGATTGTTATAGGAGCTGTTATAGTATAAGAAAATCCTGTAGCAGGTGCTTGATAAATATAAGGCCCACATTGGCCTTGTGTCCCATCTAAAACTAAAGCCATTTAGACCCCCAAAGCGCGTAGTTCAGCAGTGGCGGTGCAACCGTCAACCAAGCCTGTCACATCACGCAGACGCTGCTTTTCAGCCACAATGGTCGCAGTGTCTGCTCCTGCTTCCATTGCACGCATATACAACACATCCTGTGCAGCCAACAAAGGCTCACGTTGAGCGCGTAGACGGACTTTAGTGATTTCCTTGGCTTTAGCGAGATTGACAGTCACAACACCGTCAACTAACTCCCATGCGTTGAAGAAGTCGTTGTCTGCTTGAGGCAGTTCAGAATCTTGAACAATGATTGAGTGGCTAGGAGTGTCCTTGGCTTTGACAGCGTTAATATCAAGTTCGCCAGTAGGGATGCAGACGCTGACGCCGCCGTTGCTGTTTGAGAAGATGATTACTTGTGCCATGATTGTGATTCCTTGTTTAATTAGTTGCCAAATACTGAAATATTGACATATTTTGCATCATACATTGCGTCATTATTTTGCCGTGTTAAACATCTAAACGCTGAAACTGTTGGTGCTGATTCAGCTAAACCAGACGCTTGTGCGTTAATGCTCAAATTTCCGTTCGCTGTTGCATAACTTGGACTAGCCACGCCACAAATAGAATAATTAGCATCACTGAGCGCAGTAGCAAAGTTCACCGTGTAGTCACCAGTACCGTTATCGGTGATGCTAGACACGTTGTAGCTTGAACGGATAGCCACTGTGCCAGTGCCGTTAAAGTTCACCCAAGCCAAAGCATTGGTGGTCACACCGTTACTTTGAACCTTAAGAACACCAGAGCCATCGGCAGTCTGGACTAAACCGTTTGTAGGGGATGCGTTGATTGTTGTTGTCATTGGTTCACCTATTAACGGAATACTGCTACGTTTGCAACAGTTGGGTCATCCAAAGCAGCAGAAGTTGCCGCGTTTATTCTTACCGCCGTTGTTGAGTAAGTTGCACCGTCAGAATAATAAAGAGTTCGAGAAGCGCCAGCAGCGCCGCGACCAAAAACGACAGCGTAGTTAGTATCTGGCATTGCAGTAGTGAAGTTAACCGTGTAATCACCTGTGCCGTTATCCGTGATGCTAGACACATTAAAGCTACCACGAATAGCAACAGTACCTGTACCGTTAAAGTTCACCCAAGCACGACACAGCGTACCAATTTGAGTGCCGTTACCGTCTTTAAAGACAGGCGCTGTGGCCGAAGTGCTTGACTGCACTGTATCTGTTAAAACCGAACCGTAAGCCATATATTATTCTTTCCTTCTTAAAGGATAACCCAACGGCTACCGCTAGGAATAGTTACAGATACCCCCGATGACACTGAGATAGGGCCTGTGGACATGGCGCTCTTACCTGATGTAATCGTGTAGTTGGTTGAGACTGTCTGATCGTTCTCATAGAAGACAGCATCAGAGCCGCCTCCTTTAGCGCCGCCTGAAAAGATTGTCCCATTTTTATAGAAGTCGCCTGTAATATTTACATCACCTGTAACATCCACTTTGTAAGCCGGTGCTGTTTTACCAATACCTACATTACCTGAGTTAGTAATCCGCATACGCTCAGTAGGCGACGAAGCACCATCAGCAGTGGTGCTAAAGACCAAGCGACCGGGCATGTCGTTAGTGCCGGGTGTGCCGTCTACTGTAGCCACAATGGAAGCTGCGGTAACAAATGATGTTCCGTCATCACCGTTAAATGAAACAGTTCCTAGAAAATCTCCAGAAACCACTGTTGCATTTGTGCCAATAGTTGAAGATTTTGAACGAGAAAGGATTAAGCCAGATGCGTTAGACGTTGAGCCGCTTGACCATATTGTAGAACCAAGAGTTGAACCACTTATTCCTGTGCCGTGTTGCTGAAAAGCAGGAGTTGCCGCATTGCCTGAGTAGTTTTTTGTAGCAAGCGTACTTGTGTGTCCCTGAATGACATTACCTGCGTTATCCACAACAAGCGGCGATGAATCAGGATTAGCTGAATCTTCAACCAACAAAGCATTGCCTGTACCTAATTGCGTAATACGTAGGGCTGCATTTGAGTTGTTTGTTACTGCTACAACTTGATTAGCTGTAAATGTATTCGAAGCGTTTTTAAGAGCTGCGTTAGTTAAAACAGAAGCAGCCTCGGTAGCACTAGCAGCTGCTGCTGTGGCACTAGAGGCAGCGTTAGTGGCAGACGTAGCAGCTTCTGAAGCCTTAGTCGTAGCTGTAGATGCCGAGGTAGAAGCACTGGAAGCACTAGAGGAAGCATTAGAGGCTTGTGTCGATGCTGTAGAAGCATCAGTTGAGGCCGAGGTAGCACTAGAGGCTGCTGCTGTGGCACTGTCAGCTGCATCAGAGGCTTCTGAAGCTGCTGTAGTAGCGCTAGAAGCAGCATTAGTAGCGTATGTACTAGCGTTAGTGGCTGCTGTTGAGGCTGTAGTGGCTGAACCAGCTGCGTTAGTTGCCTGTGTTGAAGCGTTAGTGGCTGAAGTGTCAGCTGCTGTGGCTGAGTTAGCCGCTGCAGTGGCAGAAGCGGAGGCAGAGGTTGCAGAGGCTTGAGCTGCGTCTTTAGCTGCTAAGGCTAAGGCTGAGGCGTTAGTAGCGTCACCTGTGGCATCACCTGCGCCACCCGGACCACGATAGATAGCCATGCTTATTCGGCTTCCTGTTGCTCGTCTTTAGACACCACGGCTGCTTTAGCTTTCTTAGCTACTACAGGAGCCTTAGGAGCCTCTTGCTCTTCAAGCTTTATATAACCCTCATGACCAACCATAGAGTCAATATCTACTTGGTTAGTGAACTCAATCACATTACCGCTAATAATACATTTATATTTAGCCATCTTTTTGTCAACCTCTTACTAGATAAGCCAAAGGAGTCCCCTTGTGAGGAACTCCTTCAGTTTAGCTATTAAGCTGGAACAACCAGTGCAACTGCACCGTAGTCACGCAACTCGCCAACACCGTACAAAGTATCAGCAGTAAACAGAGTACCGAGGTATTCTTGTTTGTACTGAGTTTGTGAACGGATACCGACTTGCTCCACCAAAGCGAAGCTATCCTTGTGACCCATCAAGCACACACGAGCGATCGAAGTGCCAGAAGCAGGGTAAGCAGAAGTAGCAGAAGCGTGGTCAGCATTGCTAGACACAAACACGCCCATACCGTACAAGTTACCCACTTCACCGTTGCGGATGGTGTTACCAGAACCAGCTTCACCGACGAAGGCTTGTTCAGTGTAACGAGCCAAGCCCATCAAGGTGTTACGGCTTGAAGGAGGGATGATGAAGAAACGACCGTCCATAGGAACGTCAGAGTCATCCAAGCGTTGAATAGTGCGGCGGATAGCAGCATCAGTCAAAGCAGAGGCGTTACCAGTGTTGGTGTTAGCAGTGTAGTCAAACGCTGTAGTACCGTCACCACCGATGTAGGCAGAACCGTAACGAGCGCCAGTAGAGCCGCCGTTAGCCAAACGACCCAACTGAATGATGTCGCTGTCGATCTGTTTAGCCAAAGCGTAACCAGCATCATCAGTGTAGAACTGACGGAGGCTAGACAAAGCTTGAGCTTCAACGATGTCTTCAATCAAACGGCTATATTCATAGTGTTTGTTGATCGAGATGTCCACAACGCCTTCAGTTGCAGCGATCAATGTAACTTGAGTCGAAGCAGCCTTAGCAGACGCAGTACCACGGGTAGGAACTGGAATGTGAACGGTGTCACCTTTCTTGCCCTTGAACGACATCTTCTTGATGAGGTTCGCAGCAACGAGGTTTTTCTTATAAGCAGCAGCAATTTCATCACTCCAAATTTCTGGAATGAAGTTAGCTGCTGTGGTGGTGGTTACATGGGAAGTACCGAGTGCCATTTTAAAAGTCCTTGATGTTTAAATATGAAATACAAAAGTTATTTAATGCGGCCTTCTGCGTATGCAGCCATGATCTCCGGTTGGAGGGCTTCATAACGATCAGGATCACGCATTCTGAGCTGAATAAGGTCAGCGCGTCGATAGATCTTTTTAGAAGATTCACCAGTACCGCCTACATCTACACTTGCCGCCTTCAAAGACTGCTGACGCGCCGTATTATCCACAGCAGCGACTTGCTTAGTCTGTACTTGCTTCAACTGTTTATATGTAGACAACAACTCATTAGCACTGTCAAAATCGTATTCACCATCAGCTTTAGCATACAAACTAAGGCGTACTGGAGAGGCTTTTACCCACTCTGTAAACCCTGAATCTTGAACGACCTGTTGGAAGTCAGGATGTGTAGCTGCTAGCTTTTGTTGAATATTCATCCGCTTAAACTCTTGGGTAGCTTGTTTAGCTGCCAAAACGTCTGGATGACGATTAACTGTGTTTTGAATTGCTTTCTGAGGATCTTCAAAGAAATCTACTTCAGGCTCTTCTACAATAGGTTTGTGATTAGTTTGGAGGTTCTGCTTGATAAGGTCATCAGCAAGTTTACGAACTTCACCAACCTCTTGAGCTTGCTTACCGATTAGCTTTTCAGCTTCTTGGTGCATTCGGATAATATCGTCTACGCTTTTACCCTGATATTTCTCAGGAACAGTAGGCTTAGTTTCCTCAACTACGGCTTGCTCAATAGTTTGCGAAGGTTCTTCAACTTGATCGAAATTACCTTGCGTCTCTTCTTCATCTACTAACATATTTCCCTTTCCTGCCAACTAATGTGGTTCTAGGAGTCTTTTAAAATAAACTCGGTCACTAAGTAACTTATGAGTTCAGCTTTTGTTCTTGGGCGAGCTTTTCAGATCGCTTACGAACCCATGAATCAGAGGCTGTCGGGAAAGAGCCTGAGCAACCTTCTAAATTCAATCGGATTGCACTGATAATCCTTGCTGCTTCAGCGCCACACTTACTGCAATGCAGGTGTTGGACATCATCATCGACAAGAGCTTCAATACGGTGTGAGTTAGCACAGAGAAATTCAAATATACGACGAGCCATTTAAAGTAGCTCCTCATTTTGTAATTGAATCTCTTCCCACGCCTTCTCGTATGACCCTTTCAGGCCGTATAACCAGTTCAAAATATCCAACTGTCCACGACGAAAGTCTAATGGGTGTGTTTCCGTGACAGCAGATAGTTTGTCGTAGCTATTCT